TATATTTGCGTTCCCAGACTAGGATTTTGCGAAGAAGTAGGGGAACTACTTCATTGTATCTGTCGGTTTTAAAGATCCTTTGAATCCCTGTAAGATTCTTAGATACTTTATAGGTCTTGGCATTGCGAATTAATTCCGAAACTGGAATTGTTGGACGTCTCATTTTGAAGTCAAGATATACACAGTGAGCATATGCTTCTATCTCATCTGTTCCAGAATGGTAATCTTTAGTTTCGTCTAATCTTTGATTACCAGTTTTCTTATAATAAACCTTTCTGGCATTATAAAATTCTGATTTTTTATAATACTGTTTACAGTGGATAAGTTCATGCATTGCTACCTGAATAACTCTAAACTTGAACCTATCCCAACTGTTATCGGTAAATTTAAATTTTTCGTAAGATGAATCTGGACTTGTCCAAATATCAACTTCAAGTCTTTCTTCATCAATAAAGTACCCACCACCAACTAGGATTCTAGAAGTTGGTTTCTTTTCAGTCAATAAATTAATGCGAAAACGCCACTTCTTGAAATAATTCTTCAAGCCAGTGGCGTCGTTTTTATATCTATCCAGATCGTTCCAAACTTTAGATGGAACAAACTTTGCCCTAAATGGACGTTCATCAAAGTTCAGCATATCAACAAAATCGAAGTCTAAACTTTGAATGTAGTTCATACGTCAACCAAATAGTGATTCCAAATCGACTTCTTGTTTGGTTTCGAAATGCGCATCGAACATATCCCTTGCAGTTCTGTGAATATCTGGATTATGATTGGACTTTGTTTTTAATTCATTTAGATAACCAGTTGGTTGTTGTTTTGCAAGATCAAGATAATGCTGGGCAATAACTTTACGGTCAAACTGTTTAATTAATTCATAGTTATTTAGCTGAATCTGGCGGTAGGTATCCTCGTCCATATTGCAAAAGTTAGTGATCGCTTCGCCATATTGCTTCGGTGTAGATCCTTTTTTGATCATACAGTAATGAACACCAGCTTTCAGGACGACCCCATTTCCTTCTTCGTTGTTAGATACCCCATAATTAATAGCGATTGGAACAGTGCCAATACGCATAGCATCGATAACAACTCTATTGAAGTGTTCCCCGAAAGTATTAGACCAGCTTGGATCGACCAAAAACATAGAAGTTCCCAATATTTCATCACGTCTTGCTCCAGAAATAAAATTCAAATACTCAAAGTTGCCTGAGTTTTCGGCATTTTCCCAGATACGTTTACCTTCTCTGTCAGGTGTTACATCTGGATCATACTCTTTAGTTGCAAAGTATTCTTCTTTACACTTGTCTTTGGACATCATGTACGCAGCTTCAATACCATATCCACCAACCAAAGTTTTTACTTCTGGCATGTACGGAACAGCACGAATCAAATCATCAACACGCTTCCAACGCTTGAATGTTTGAATAGAAAGAATCTTCTTCTCACGATTAGCGAATGGTGGAGTTTCTGGAATACCAGCGATGTCTTGAGGATTAAGAATCAATGCACGTGGAACATTCATAAAGTCAGCCGATTCATATGCAGCTGGATGCACACAGGCAAGTCCTGAGAATTTATGTTCAAACAGTTTGATCCAAGGATACAGTTTCTTTAAGTTCGCATCGTGAATGATTGGAACCTGAGGAACATTGACATCCTCGATCATTGGCAACCAACCAAGATCTTGTTCAGTATCTTTGTTCTTGAACCCAAAGATAGATTGCCAGATTACTAGGTCATGTTCATTGGCATCTTTGACAAACTTATCAATAGATTCTTTAACTTTGTAAGAATAATACGGTGCAATCCAACCATCACCCTGATGAACAGGATAACCAGTTCCAACACCAATCTCATAACCTTCTTTGAGAGTTGTTGGAATCTCAACCTTCTTAACCTGTTTGTTTGGTTTTAGATATGCGAAAGTAACATCGTGTCCAAGTTCTTTTAAACCAGCAACCAAATGTTCGCAGTGATTAATGATACCACCAAAGTTGTTGAAGGTATGCATTACCATCATAATTTTCATAGTGTTTCCTCAATGTTTGTACAGTCAGTAATTACAATTGTATCTGGTAATGATTTACAAAATTCAATTATACTAGTATTATCTAAAAGAATATTAGCATTATTAGCAGAAATCCATTCTTTTAAATGTTCTTCAGTTGATGACAACTGTAAACAATAGAGATGTTTATCGCCAAGATAATATGCAGTTAAATTTATATTTGGAGAAAGGTATACTAGTTCCTTACCAACAAGATAATCTTCAATTTGTTTAGAATCAGAAAATATAATTTTTCTTGTCATAATATTCCTTGTTGTTTTATTTACTGTTACTTTATCGCTTACACCAAATTTATCCAACATAACCAGCCCTTATCTCTTTAATCATTTCAATAAGTTCTTCGCGATTAAACACCCAGCAACGTCCACGGAAAGAATGAACGTCTAAATCTTTCTCATGCTTTTTAGTAAATGATATTTTCTTAAGAATTTGTTGAGACATTGATTTAGTCATGTTCTGTTTAATAACATCGGCATAATCAACATTCTGTTCTTTCAGTTTAATCATCTCTTGTTCTTGAACACGATGTTCAACTGCCATCTCATTCAACTCATATCTGTCAATAATTTCATTGACCAATTCGTTTTCTGTTTTTACTGTTGTATTCCAAGTATTAGAAATAGTAGAAACTCCTGCACCGCCAGCACCAATACTTAGTGTTCCAGTGACACCTGCCCCAGCAATTTCAAATCCACCATTTGGTGTTGTAACAATAGAACTATTCATTAAAAGAAACTTTCTAAAGATGCTTCGTTTGATTTTGGATGATACTTATGAAGAACCTCTGAACCAAGTTTTCTTTCAAGATAATCATACCACTCTTTTGTTTCCCACATACCTTCTGAAACTCCATTCCAAAGTTTCTTCCAAAGTGGATGTTCTTTGTTCAATCTTCTTTCTTCAACAAAGTTGTAACGACATTCTTCATATTCATAAGAACCTAATTCTAGCATTTTTTCACGGAAATAGCAAACCAAAGATACACGTTCAGCTTCTTCATCTAGAAGTTCGATTGGTGTATTTCCATGCATAACTTCGTGATTATTGATTAACAATAAATCTCCTGGTCTTACATTTACAGCAATACGATATTCAGGTGCGATTAGATATCCACCTTTATAATTACCATTGTTTGAAAGAACCAAAAGATTTGACAAACCAGAATTTAAATCTCCAGCATCAAAGTGAGCTGCAGTTCTAAATGTTTTGTTAACAGTGATAGTTGTGAATGGAGTTCCAGGAACAAGATATCTTGGATCAACTTTCTTTGCTGCTTCCATTTGATTGTTGTAACGCCACGGCATCAAATCTTTAAAACCTTTTGCCAAAGTTTGTAAAAATGGATAAGCCATCTTAAACTTCTCGAAATGATCACGAGTATAAGAAGTGGCACGACCATAAGGAATACGTGGGTAACGATCAAACCAACCAGCGATACCAGAATTAACTGCGTTACCGTAAGTAGTTGTACTGACCATCTTCATTACTTCTTCAGTTTCTTTGGCACGCTGTTCACGAGTCATTGGTTTAATAGAATCCAACCATGCCTCAAAGTCAAACTTTCCACGGAAACGAGAGATGACCCATACATTATTCTTACCATCACCACCAGCCATCTTCTTATCAACTTCACGTGGATATTTTGCACGGATAACATCGATAACATCTTCTTCGACCAATGCGCTACCACGATTCTTTAGAATCTCACGCATCATTTCATCTTGATAGTTTGTTACCCATTCGCGACCTTCTGATGTTGCAAGAACACCATCTTTGATTCCAGAGGCAAGTCCACGATTCTCAGTTCTGCCTGCAGCTTCTCTAAGTCCAAGATACGCAGCATCTTGTTGCTCTTTACTAAAGTAATTCTTACGGAATTTAAAAGCAATACGAAGTTCGTCAGTACCTTTATCGCAAGATGAGCAATCAGTATCGCAAGCTGATTGTGTTGCGATGTCACAATTTGCTGGCATGTAAACATCAGCATCTTCTTCAACCAGAATATCATAGTGGCTCTCGTCAAGGAATTTACCCAACAGATGATCACAATTTATTTTCTGTTCTGCTACAATTACTTTAACCATTTCTTTCTCCTAAAACTTAAACCCACTGAACGCTTCTGCTTTGTGTCGTTTTCCAAAGTCGCTCTTATCAAACATAGGAACATCATCTTTATCTTGTCCTGCGTCAGATAATCCTACTTGAGCAGATGCTTCAACATCATATAATCTCATTTTCGCTCTATCAATACCAATAACAAATCGCTTATAAAAACTTGGATCATTGTAACGATTCTTCAACTGTTTAACAATAATCTGATTCAATTGTTCAAGTTCTTCATTTGAGACTAAAGCAAACATAAAGTCGGCAGTGGCTGGTAATCCAAAAGACTCAGAAGTATCTTCTAATCCTGGATCGCTATTAGAGAAACCACTTCGAGTTGTTTGTGTTGCTGAAACAATCGGTACATTATACTCAACTGCCAAACCTCTCAACTCTTCTGCGATACTCTTAATATATGTATAAGAGTTAATACTTCCACCCTGCTTCATTCTTTGGCTTGCGCAGATATTCAAATAATCAATGAAGATAATGTCAGGGATAAATTCGCGTTTCAATTTAAGTTCTTCAAGTAACGCTCTGAAGTGTCCAGCATGAGCACCTGCAGTTGGATATTCTTTGACGATTAATTTACCCTGTGTTTTCTTAGCAATCTTTTCAATACGATTATCAAAGATATCCTTGTCGATAACCTTTAACTCATCCATTGTAAGGTTCAACAAGTTTGCATCGATACGCTCGGCGATTCTTTCCTCAGCCATTTCCATAGTGATATAAAGAACATTCTTACCTTGAGTCAGAACAGATGCTCCAACATGACACATAAACAAAGATTTACCAACACCAGTTCCTGCCAAAGCAATGTTCAATGTTTTCTTACTTAGACCACCCTTGGTAATCTTGTTGAACATATCTAAGTCGAATGAAATCTTTTCCTCAATCCTATGATAAAACTCATACCTCTCATCACTGTTTTCGATATAATCATGACCAACATGGTTATCAAAAGAGACGGCAAGAGCATCAGACAGAATAGAAGGAATTGAATCTTTTGTGTGGACTTTATCTCCACCATCGATGATTTTGATTGAATGTAAAATCGCATTATAAACTGCCTTATCTTTACAAAACTTTTCAGTCTGTTCCATCATCCAAAATTCATTAACATCTTCATGAGTCAAAGAATCAACATAAGAGTTTAATTCTACAAGTTCTTTGTCATTAATATCATGACGATTTCCTACCTCAATGGATAGGATCTCTTTAGTAAGTGGCTTGTTATACTTTGTAAAAAATTCTAAAATAATTTTTGAAAGAATCGCTTCTTTCCTGTCTGAAAAGTATTCAGTCTTAATGAACGGAATAACTTTTCTACAGTATTGCTCATCATAAATCAGATTGCTCAGAATCTTCGTTTCTATTCTCATCAATTCCACCAGTGTAAATAATTTCGTTTTTTGATAGTTGATCCATAATTATAAACTGTAAGAGATCGCCAATATAATGCTCGAACTCTTCTGTCACATAATCGATTTCACTTTTGTGGACTTCATACTCGAAGTGTAGTTTGCATTGTTCGCCTTGTTCTTCAAAATCAACTTTGCCATATGAGAATATTATACCCTCATATGGACCTTCTGTCAATTTTAAAGCAACAACGCCAGTCTTGCCATTTTCAACAGCAACGAAAGGTGGTTTTGCTACATGTTCACTCATCGAATTCTAATGCCTCTAATGCTTCATCAACTTCATCACGCATCATCTGTTCACCCTGACCAATTGAATATTTTTGTTTCACAAAGTCATAGAACGATTTACTTGTAAGAATTGACATCCAGAAATCTTTTGTATCTGTATCTTTGATACGATATTTCTTCTCATCAATTGCACCAGTTTCTTTATCAACTTTCTGATACCAACCATTGCTTGGTTTGATAACATGACCAGATTCTAATGCAACATCCAGCAAACCAGACCACTTAGAAAGACCACCCTCAAAAGATACACTTACAGGAATCTTAGACTTCTCTTTAACATATCTTGACTTCTCTACGTTTATAATGAAGTTGTATCCAACAATTTCTGTACCATCTTTTTCTTGTTGACGACCAAGAATGTATACGTTATCAGCTGAGTACATTGCACCAGTTCCACCACCAACGATTGGTTTAGGGAACATACCAATTTCCATATACGTATGATTAACAACAACCAAAGGAATATCTTTAAGATTCAAGTGTGGTGTTACCATACGGAATAAAGACTTCATTTGTTTTGCTCGAGTCATGTCTGCGGCAGACTTACCTTCAAGAGCATCTTCAACTTCTTTCTTAGAAGCCAAGTTACCAATTGAGTCAATAACAATGATAAGATGATCACCACGCTCTACGTTTTGTAGTTGTTGCATAATGTCAAACTTTAATTGTTCTACATCGGTAAGTGGAGTATGAACAACTCTTGAGGTATCGATCCCGAAAGTATCGAAATAAGACTGAGGAGTACCAAACTCAGAATCATAAAAAAGTAAAGCAGCGTCTTCATATTTGTCCAAATAGGATTTTGCCATTAACAAACTAAAAGCAGTCTTGAAGTGTTTTGATGGACCAGCCCACATAGTGATACCTGGAGTCAAACCACCATCAAGACGACCAGACAAAGCCACGTTAATGATCGGAACTGAAGTTGGAATCATATCCTTCTTCTTAAAGAATTTTGATTCTGAAAGAATCGCTGAATCTTTAATTGTCGAATTCTTTTTGATTTTGTCTAGGATGCTCATTATTTTGCCTTTGGTTTAGCAACAGTTTTCTTTGCTGGAGTTTTCTTGGCTACAACTTTCTTAGCAGGTGCTTTTTTAGCTGCAGGTTTCTTCGCAACAGTTTTCTTTGCTGCTGGTTTCTTAACTTCTTTAACAACAGATTTAGAAGCTGGAGTTGTGTCATTCATCCAAGCAATAGTTTGATCAACAGACATAACGCCAACTGATCGTTTAATTTCATTGCGACGATCATCAATCATAACTAATGTTGGAATGTTTTTAATATCATAGGCAATGCTTTCCATAATGTTTTCTTCAATATTTACAGAATCCATTGGCATTGGAAACTCACCACCCATCTTTTCTTTTGCTTGACGCAATACCTGTACGAACTGAGTACAAGGTGCGCACCATTCAGCATAAAATCTTAAAATTCTCATATCAATCTCCTTTAGTATATTATACTATAAAATAATTTGCAAAGCAACTATGGATTACTCTTGTGATGTGGTACATCGAATACAAAAGTAACCCTTACGCAATCCCCAACATTTTTTGTGCCATGGGGTAGTTTGTTATTGAACCAAAGTAAAGTTCCAGGTTCAACAGTAACGGATTCATCTCCTACCGTATATATGTATCTACCCTGAATTGATAGATGATACCTGTCTTTTGTTTGGTAATAAGAACCTATGTCTATGTGAGTTCCAACTTCTCCACCAACTGGAAGAGAAAGAAACCCACATCTTCTATGTGTATGAAAGTAGCGTTTCATAAATGCTACTATGTGTGTATGATGGTAATATGCAGGAGTTGGTTGGCACAATTCTGTATCACCAACATATTCTTTTTCGTTTGTAACTCCACCCATAATAAGTTGAAGAACACCAGCATTAACATCAGGAAATCCATGGTCATCATGAACATTATGTATTCCTTCGATTTTCTTTTGCGATCCCCAATCTTCAGGATGTTCTTTTAACTGCTTCAATATTTTTGAAACATTAATATCTGTTTTAATTACTCGGATATTTTTCATACTCTTGGTCCCAATATCCAACCAACTAAACTTTTTCTGATACCAGAAGTAACAGGAGTTACTTCGTGTGGGTATGATGAATCAAAAAATGTAATATCTCCTAGTTTTTTACTCGCAACTGCAACTTTATCTTTGTAATAAATTTTTAATTCTCCACCAGAATAAGATTCTGGTTCTGATAATTGAATACTAAAAGATAAACTCCTGCGCATTGAGAACTGTGTGTCTGGATTAACATCTACGTGGACTCCATAAAAACCTTCATAACCAGAGTCATATTCTGTATATTGTAATGGTTCTATACCATAAAGAATCTTATTATAATTTACAGAATTGACGTGTTTAATTGCAATTGATAATTTTTCGTACAAGAAGTCGTATCCAAAATCTAAAAAAGTAATATTGGATTTTCTTTTTTTATTAGATTCTTCTTCAACCATTTCTCCAACAGTAGCCTTAAACAATCTTTTAGATGACAGATTTTCAACTAAAGTTAAAAGTTCTTCTTTTTTGAAATGATTTTCAACACAAAGTATCTCTTGAAAATTTTGTATTATATTTAATGGGTAGTATTTTACATCAACCAAAGAAATCCTCCAATGAACTTTGTTCTGAAGTTGACCATCCTAGTGGTTCAATAACAATTTGAAGCGCATCAAGAAATACCTTTTCAAATTGTTTATCGTAATCTATGTAGGTATCAAGTTCAAACTCTTTTGGTAAATTTTGACTGAAAGAAATAACATCCTCTTGAAATGGATTTGGTTTGCGAACATAAACAAACTTGATTTTATCACCATCTCGAATCGGTTGATACTTTTTATCAAGACCAAGTTTCTTAGTATAGTGATTAAACAACAACGCACCACGAACGTGGATTGGTGTACCTTTCGCGTAGATTGGAGAACCAGCGTACTGTTTCATACCATTAACACCACGTGGGAATGCTATTTCCTCAACAGGAAGTTTATCAAACTGTTTTCTAAATCCCATAACATAGTTATGTAGGATACGCTGGTCACCTTTAAGAATAACCTCAATACTCTCACGCAACTTCTCACGAATAACAGCTGGAGTTGAAGACTTAACCATCTCAAGACCCATAACTTTGATCTTAGGTTTCGCATATTGGACACCCTCTGAATTGTGCACATTAAGAATGTATCTTTTCTTCGCAGTCCAAATACCTTTATCGGCAAGAACCTCACGCTTCATCTGCATCTTTTGCTGATATGCGTTCATGTAATCTGCGAGTTCTTGATAACCTGAATCGATGAATGGTTGGAAAACATCTTCACAGATCTTATCCATAAATTTAATCTTCTGTCCATCAGTCTTGCCTGCGCATGTCTTCTCAACTAATGTTTCAAGTGTAAGATAGATTGAGTCAGTATCAATGGCAACAACATAATCTTTACCATCTGTTTTGAGTGTTTTGTTTAGAAACGCATTTAATTTGTTTGCCATCCAACGAATAGACAACTGACCAGAAGTAGTAATTCCCTCAGCCATACGAATATCGAAGTATCGGAAATACTGATTACCCATGGCGCCATAAGCTGAGTTCAATGCAATCTTCATCGCCATCTGAAGATTATTCAAACGAGAGATATCTTTTAAAAGATGCTTCTGCGTTTTATCTTTCTCATACTCTTGTTGAACCTTCAACATCTGTTTCTTAAACTTGCTTCGGTCAACATACATCTTTTCCATCAACTCAGGCATAAAACCTTTGAACTCTTTAGTATATGTCCAGCCATTCGCAGTCAAAGTTAGATCTCTTTGTTTGAGATAACTTGTATCAATTTCTTGATTCAAAAGTTTATCAACTGTCACTGAGATCTTTTCAGATGTCAAAGTCTCAGGGCTGATGTTATACTGCATAATCAAGTGAGGATACAATGAATTCAAGTCAAAAGAAGCCATCCATTTATGAAGACCTATGATTGGATCTTTAACAAACGCACCTTCAAATTGCGCATCTTTACCAGAATGATTCTTCGCTGGGATTACGATACCCTTTTTACGAAGATGGTTATATATGATGGTATCCCACATACGAACCTGAGAATAGACATCCTCAAAGTTAATCTTTGCATTATAAGCCATCGTTAGATGCAGTTCGATCAAACGCATCTTGTCTTCGAGTTTGTCAACCAACTCTACGTCATGAATGTTATAGTCAACGAACTGTTGCCAGTAGTTTGTATAGAAATCCTTAAACGATTCTCCAGGATTTTCTTTCTTGGCATCACCAAGTTCTTCACCAGCGATGTAATCTAGACGATAAGATTCTTGTTTAGAATACGTATATTTCTTATAGAGTTCAAGATAATCCAGCTGTGCGATACCAATAATATCATAGTGGATTTCTTCGTTACCTTTGATGAATGTTTTGCGCTCATTAACATAACCCCAAGGACTCAATTTATTTGAAGCGCCATCACCAAGTTCTCGTTCAATCCTACGAACAAGATAAGGTACGTCAAAGAAGTCTGTGTTCCATCCAGTGATTACATCGGGATAACTCTTAACCCAAAACTCTAAGAATTGTGTAAGAAGATTCTGCTCATTCTCACAATTTACATAAATAACATCTTCACGTGGATTGACGTAAGACTTACTACCGAAAGTAATAATTCTTTTTGATTGAAGATCTTTAACTGTTATGAGAAGGACTTCCTCATTCGCTGCACGAATATCAGGAAATCCATTTTCAGTGGCAGTTTCAATGTCAATGGTGAACACTTTGATTTGTTCCATATCCCAATGAACATCATCTTCATAGGTGTCGCTTATGTATTGATAAGCAAAGTTTGTGTTACCATAAACTTCAAATCCTTGAACACCATCATATCGTTTAATAAAGTCCCGAGTATCTTTGATAGTTCCAGGATTTACTTCATCAACGAATGTTCCCTCCAGTGTTTTCCAATTGGAGGGTTTCTTTGAAGTTACGTAAAGAGTTGGACTAAAATCTAGTTTGCGTTGGTAGCGTTTACCATTTTCTACACCTCGGACGAATATCTTATCGCCGATTGGGTGAGCTGAAGTATAAAATTCCATTATTTTCCATACATTAACATCATCGAATCAAGGGCACAGTCATGAACAGGATGGTGTTTAATAACTGATGCTCTATCAAATTCTGGATGATCAACTTCACAATATCCATTAGAAGTGCCAGACATAATGTCAACTGCAGTTCTAACATCTCTCCACATATTATACCCTGTAATTGAATCCATGTCAACTTTTTTAGCCAAGGAATCAATTACTAATTGATCAAGAGAACCACGTGCCCACATTGTTTGTTCTTTTGCTTTTGAAAATTTTGCCATGTAAGCATAGATTTTCTTTAGACCATCTTCAACTTTAAGATCATCTGGTTTAAAGTCAAAGGAAACACTTCTTGTATATTCGTGTTGTTTATTCCACCAGTCCAGTGTGTCTTTGTCGATTGTTCTATTCAACCTCTTGAGTTGATCTTTAGAATCAAACTTAACAAACAACGCATTGTTCAACAATTCTTCATAAGAAGGTTTTGCTTCTGGATCAAAATGAATTAATGCAGCTGAAAGAACAACCGAAGTTGATTCAACACCTAAAGTTTCTACATCAAAAATAAACATTAAATTTCGCTTTCATATCCAATTTCAGTGACGAATGCATTAATCTTTTGTTCGTCAGTCCAATACTTAATATAATCATTATCTTCATCACACATTTTAATAATATCATCTTTGACAATCTCACGAGAGCCAGTGATAACTTCTCCGAGCCACTTCTGAGAAAACTCTTTCATCTGTCCCATAGTAACAGTATCTTCTGCCCACTCAATAGCAGTGCATGGATAATCATATTCAGCATGATTATCTGGTACTTCAATTAGATATCGTTGACGAAATTGCGAGATCGTCTCAACTAAAACATACTTACTCATTTGTTGCCTTTCTAGTTTGGTATTCTTCTTCATGTTTATCACATAGGGTACGGATCCAGCCACCATGTCTGCGTTCACCAACAGAACCACAATCTTCGCAGGTAACATTGGTCATAGACTCCGCCATGGAAACAAGACCACTAATGTAGTCATCACCACCACGATAATAGAATCGCAGAGTTCCAAACTTTTCTTTAACCTGTTCAAGAACAACCTGAGGCACTTCTGGTGGAATTGTTACACCATCAGACATAGTTTCATCAGTTTGTTTAATTTCCCATTCAGATGGTTCTCTATTGCCACCAGAATAGAATTTTAAGAGAGCATCATAACCTTGTTCACGAGCAATGAATTTGTCGATTTCTCGCTGACGACATTTGTTCTTCCAATCGATATGACTTTGAATGTTTCCCATAAGTTTATCAAGGATATGAAACCACCCATCACCACAAGCAAATCCCCAACACATGGCAGTTTCCATTGGATCTGCATGACGGTCAACTAACATCTTAGGATACTTCTCACATAACAACTTATCTAATTCTTCTCTCATCTCCAAGTCCTATGTTTTTCAGCTACGTGTTCAACACCATCATACTCATGGATCTCCCATTCAACATCATCTGGAATCTCAACAATCTTAAGAGAAGCATGTGAACCATTTGCTTCTTCTCCAAGTTCTTCAACAGTTTGAATCAAAAATCCATCATCACGGGAAATTTCACGATCATAAAAATAATTTTCGTCGCCAATCTCATCGATATAATAATCACTGCCCCAAAAAGTTTTATCTTCTCCTTCTGGATCTGCTTTTATAAATTTAATTCCAGCCAACTTGGCATAGTGCTCAATCGCTTTATCGCTTAAACCAAATCCACCCCAGTCATCATTGATTACAATTTTCATATCAACTCCAATTTTGTTTTATACCAAATGTGGTATACACAATTCTATCTTTTACCATCTCTGGTATATTTGTATATGGATATTCTAAAAAGAACGGACAAGGTTTCTTACCCCATGAATTCTTTTGAAAGAAATGTTTTACTACTTTCATATCTTCTTCCGAACGAGGATCAAAGAACCTCTTCGGATACAATCTACTTTCTAGTATCATTTTATTAATGCAGATATATCTGCTTCATCCTTGTCGTTTCTAATTTCAACAAACACTGGTAAGAATAAACTCTCCTCGCCAGTTTTGTTCTTTATCCTAGTATTATACTTGACTGCCACGATTTTGTCAACTAAATTTTCAGACCAGTAACTCTTGCGTTGAGCATCACTAAACCCTGAACCAACACGAACCTTTACAACACCATCAGAAGATTCGCAGATAATTGCACCGAGCATCCCCTCAGCCTTACCATTACCTTCTTCAACTGCAACAATTTTAAGATCACATTCTAATTCGCCTTTGAATTTGATCTGATGTTTTGCACGTTTGTCTTCCCAGATACCACTACCATCTTTTAAGATAATACCTTCTAATCCTTCAGCAAGATATCCCTCGAAAATTTCTGTAGCTTCCTCCATTGTATTCACAATATTATTTGTAACCAACCAGACTCTTTTGTTTTTTGGTTTAAGTTTATCAACCATCCTTTTAAGATTTGAGAAACGCTTTGAGTATGGAGAATCACAATACCCATCTTTAAAAACAACATATGGAATAACATCCCAAACAGTTGCATGAACCAGCTTGGCTTCTTCTTCTGAGATAGTTCCCTTGTTTGCTTTGTTAAGAATACCATTACCAGTCTGGCGATCGGCAAACTGATAGTCGCCATCAAACATAATCATTAGTTCGCCATCGAAAACATAATCACCACCATCAGCCATGGCTAGGAATTGATCATCAAGGTTACCAAGAATATTCAATTCTTTACCATTACGGCTACGATACTCAACAGCACCATCTTTAACAATGGCATTGAATCTCATACCATCCATCTTTAGTTGGGCATAAGCAGGGAATTTGATTTTATCAACCAGCTTCTGTTCGAATGGAGAGCAAAGCATGCATGGATATTCAGCAATCAAACCCATCCACACATCATTGGCAGTTGATGCTTGAACACCACACTTCAAATCTTTCTGAATGATGCGCTCAATAACCTTTGCGTCTTCTTCATTCAATGCTTCAAGCATTCCAGTAAGATGAGCAATGGCTGCGTTGCCAGTTACATGGCGAGCAGAGAGATCGTACAATGAGTCAAGGGCAAATGCAAGGGCGATACCCTTACCTTTGTTTGGTTTGTACTTTGGAATTTTACGAATGTAAAAATTAGTGAATGGATCAAGAGCCAGTCGGACTACGTTGCGCAGCAGTTCGTTGTCGACATTTGCTTCTAGTTGCTCTTTTTTAAAGTTCCGTGAAGCATTTGCCGCAAGAGAGTTCAAAAATGCATTGATATTCATTTGTGTTTCAATTCCTTAAATGTTCTGTATCGCATATCAAATCGAATGGGTTTCTTGAACTTCTTCACAACCCCTGTGTTGACATTGTAAAACGCAACCAATTTCTCTTTGTTATCTGTCAGATAATAGATATGATTGGTTACGTTCCCAACCCAGTCTTTAGTTGTCTCTTGAAATGCTCTCATTACCAACTCGACTGATAGTAAAAATCAAAATCTTTCAACTCTTCCGAGTCCAAAAGATACTGCAAACGATCAACGGTAAATGTAATATCACCAAGATACCATTCATCAATATCAGTTCCACCAAAGAAGAATCCTGACTGTGGAGGTAGTAGGGTTTCGGCTTTACTATTGTCAGCCAATACCGCACGACAGGTATCAAGTAGTTGTTTCAACTGTTCCCTTGATACATAGGTTTCCTGGCATTCATCAACACCATCCTGACAAACATCAACAAACCACTTGTGAATTGCATTTGCCTTACGCCAGTACGCAGCTTCAACGGTAACTTCTTTGACTGCAATTGCACGAATGTCATCACCAATATCGCCAGAAAGTTTACCCAGACCAAGAGCCTCATTGATCTCATTGATCTTCTCTGCGTCCTGATTGTCATAAGAACGAAGATAACGCTTACCCGACAAGTACATATCCAAACCCATAACGAACTCCTTAAACGAAAGATTTTTTAGGGAAACCAACAGCGAAACCAGAAGTACCAGTTGACGCAACACGACTTGTTTTTCCACGCATCAACATCTTTGGTGCCTTGCGGGATTTTACAATTTCAATTGAACCACCTTGCTTGAGAAATTTCTTAACAGCATTCTCAGTCTCAACACGCAACTCAGCTTTTGATTTAAACATGGTTTTACCTTTCAATTAAATACGAGACAAATTAATAACACGACCAGCATATTCCATGAAAGAAACTTCAACTGGAACAAAAACGATTTTACCAACACGACCCTTATCTTCGGAATCAGACCAAGAATCTTTAGTCACACGAATCTTATAAGCATCGTAACCTTGTTCATTTGTAAGGGCGAGAACCTCACCTTCAACGAAACAATCTTCACGACCAACCATCGGTTTAAAGTCATAAGAACGAATCACATCACGAACATTTACTTTAATCATTTTTATCCTTTTCTCAAACTATACAGTAATTATACTCCTTTGGGGATAAATGTCAAGCACTAAATGTGAAAAACCCTACCAGCGGTAGGGTTATGTAAGTCATTGAAAAGTAAACCTTTTCTATTACTCTTTGGAGTCCTCAGAAGGACTTTGGAGGATTATTTCTGGATGGATGAGACAATCTGAATGCCTGTCCCAAAAATTCGGCTGTATTCGTTTTCCATGTCCACATTTGGGGTTGATTCTGAAACGATAGCTGATACATACAACTTAATAGGGTTGTTCGCGTATGGCATGTATGGAGCCAATGCAACACCAACTCCCTTTGCTGTTTGTTGAATAACAATTGCAGCTGGATCGCTCATCTCATAAAAACCATCCATACTTTTGACGTCAGCGATCAACTCTTCGCCATTCAATAATTTAAATACTTTAATCATTTTATACTTCCTCTATAATGTGTTCGATAAAATCTGCTGCTTTGCCTTGATCATGGAAGTATTGCATAACAATGTTATCCATATCATATACATGTTGCATTAAAACTAAAATCTGTTTGTTTTTGTAAACAGATACTTTGATAAGCCAGTTCCCTCTGCGAACCAGAAAAAAAGAAATTAGATTTGGGGAGAGTTTGGCTTTCATGACAAATATTTAGGGGAACACGAAGTTCCCCTTGTCATGATTTAGATTACCTCATATTCGTCTTTGCCAACACCACACTCTGGACAAGTAAAGTCAGCAGGAAGATCTTCCCATTTACCTTCTACTTCTTCATCGTGTACATGACCGCAGACTACACATACATGTTCGTTCATAATTTCTCCAATACATTTTTATAAGCATTAGCATGGCGCTCTTCAACTTTCTTCAAAGCATTGAAACGCTTTTCTGCTTTTGCCAATACAGCTTTAAACTCTTCAGCATGCTGATCGCTTTCAATAATTTGATTTTGAAATTCTCTCAATGCGATATTATTGCCTTCGGTCTTAGCGATTGTCTCAAACTGAGGATACATTTCTGTAAACTCATAAGTCTCTCCATCAATTGCCTTCTGTAAGCATTCTTTAGTAGATGGCTTACCGATTAACAATTCAAGATGACCCCATGCATGTTTGATCTCTTGATCAGCAGTGTGTTCAAAGTGTTTTGCAACATCTTCGAAACCTTCTTCTCTTGCGATCTTGGCGAAATAGCGATACTTGATATGAGCCATCGATTCACCAGCCAATGCGCTCTCAAGGTTTTTTAATGTTACAGACATGTTATTCTCACTTTTGTTTATCAGAAGGATTAGGTGGAACTTTACCGTTTACCCAATCCCAGTCATCGTCAGTCATAGGAATCCAGTTACACATTATAGTGCCCTCCCTTGACCTTCATAATATCTACGAGTCCAGTGTTCAACATCAGCTGAATTGGTTGGTCGTTTACTAATGATGTATGATTCGAGAGGAGATTCCTGTCTTGGTAATAATTTAGCAAGCAATTTTAGGAGTGCCATTTTGTATACTCCTTTGCTTGAAGTTTACGTGCTTCTTGCCACGCTTCAATCACATCATAACAGAATGATTTAAAGGCGACTAGAAATTTCATGCTTTTCCTCCTCAGTTAAAAACTCTTTCTTACCTGCAGTTTTAACTGGAACTTTCTTTGGTTTCTTTTCCTCTGGAATCATACGCTCAAGAGCAATCTTAAGCATACCATTGAATAGTTCTGCGTTCTTAACTTCGATATGGTCATCGATGGCAAACGCACGAGTAAAGGCACGTGTAGCAATACCTTTAAACAGATAGTCATATGTCTCATCTGTTTCTTGTTTAACATTACCAGAAACAATTAATTTACCACCATCAATAGTGATATCAATTTCCGATTCACCAAAACCAGCTACAGCCAACTCAATGGTGTAATGATTCTCGTCATTCTTGCGAATGTTATATGGTGGATAATTTGGAATGTTTTTCGTCAGATCAGCGTGCAAAGTTTGTAGTTGTTTTGCAGTGTCTTCGAAACCGACAAAGAATTTGTCGAAGTCCTTAAAGCCTGGACCAAATAGCAAAGGAATGTTGTTTCCCATATAGTTCTCCTATTAAGCGAGTTATAAAATTTGACACCCCGAAGGCATGTCGATAAATGCTGGTTACTGGTTCCAGCGGTAACTTAACGTACTACCAGCTTTATACGCTTCGTAATCTTAGCGGTCCTAAGGTGAAGTCTTTATGCTGGCTTTGTACCAGCATTTTGTTCAGCTTCAAATTGCGCTTTTTCTTGCGCAATAACTGTTTGGATATTTTTTTGTCTTTCAATATACGCATCTGCAGCAGCTTTTTCTTCTGCTGTTTGTGTATGATTAACGATATCTGTCACAGAAGCATTAATTGGTGCTGGTGTTAAAGCCATTTAGTTTCTCCTATTAAGCAGCTGGTGTAGCTGGCGCTGGTGTAGCTGCAGCAGCTTGCGCATCAGCGATAGCTTGAGCCTGTGGATCTCCTTGAGTTTTGATTTTGCTTACCAAAGCAACAACTTCCTCGAAAGGATGTTTACCCAAAACTGCAAGAATCATATTTACTTCATTAATTTCAAGTTGCAAGTTAATCATTTTGTTTTCTTTCCTATGTTATATTTCGGTACTAGTTCCCATTGATCTTTCTCTTTAAAAGAGACGACCTTAATTTGCGACAGAGATGCTTTTTGCTCAGCCTGCGTACTATTTAGTATCTTTAAAAGATCCCAGTCCTGTAGCAGACTAGCAATTGCATTTCTGCGCTCGATATCACCACCAGTGATATTCGATTCTTTACCGTCCAATGCAAATAATTCTTTGAAGTGAACGATAAAATATCTACCTTGCTTATGTAAAATATGGCAAGATTGATAAAGTTTGTTTTCTTTTCTGGAAGCAATGCCAATGCGAGTCAAAGTTTCACGAACCTTTAGGAATGCGTCAGGTTCAGGTAAAACCACTTCAAGCATGGACTCTGGCGTCCAGTCGTAATAAATCATTTCAACTGTCATGATTTTCCACCTTTATTTAGTTTTTCTTTTATCATAATCAAGTCATTATCAGACAAAACTTTTAACGCTTCTGTCGCCTTCTCACTTGAATACCCATAATACTCTTTAACCAATTGAAGAGTTTCAGTGGCTGGATCCTTTTTGGACCACTTACTAAAACGCTTCTTCTTAGAAATAATATTTAGGCAAAAAGAAAACTGCATATCTTTATCCAATCCAGGATGTTGGTTCATCTGGTTCGCATAAAAGATAGTATCTGGAAAATACGATAACCCTCTATTTATAAGGAATGCGTTATAATCCTTTCCTGCTTGTGGATCTGTTTCAAATAAATTTTCTTTGGTAATGTTTATGGCATTTAAAAAATCAAA